CGGTGAACCGTGGGCTATTGATGAACCTGTGCTCAATAATCTATTGAGTATTGTGACCCGAGATCACAAGTCACCGGATGAAACGATCGAAGCCATCTCCAGTCGTGTTGGTAAAGACCTTGATCATCACTACAAGGTAGAAGTCCATGATGGTGTGGCGGTGTTGCCTGTAACGGGCCCACTGTTTCGTTACGCCAATTTGTTTACGGCAATCAGTGGAGCAACAAGCTATGAGCTTTTGGCTAAAGATTTTGCTAAAGCTCTGAGTGATCCCGCGATTACCAGCATCATTTTTGATATTGATTCACCCGGCGGTGAGGTGAATGGATGTGCTGAATTGGCTCGGATGATCTATGACGCAAGAGGTAAGAAACCAATTATCGCTTATGCATCAGGTGACATTGCCTCAGGAGCTTATTGGTTAGCGTCAGCCTGTGATGAGATTGTGGTGTCTGATACCTCCATGGTCGGATCCATTGGTGTGGTGGCTGTATATCGTAGTGGTAACAAACAGAACACTATTGAGCCTGTGTCATCCCAAAGCCCACACAAACGACTGGATCCTGAAAAAGACGAGGATCGCAGTCGACTGCAAAACAGAATTGATGATCTGGCGTCGGTCTTTATCGATGCCATCGCAAAGCACCGAGGCGTTGATCCTCCTACGGTGAAGTCCTCTTACGGTAAGGGCGATGTGTTTATCGGAACCCTTGCCGTTAAAAGCGGACTGGCTGATCGAACGGGAAGCCTGGATCAGTTAATTACAGAGTATTCGCTCCAAAATGAGCCTTATCGGAATCCTGCCAATGTGCAGGATTCTTTGGTTATGGAGCAAGGTAATCTAGACGAGGATATATCCATGCCTAAAAAAGAAACGGTGGCAGATTCTGGCAACACTAGTGCTGAATCTACCCAGCAGGCACCGATGAGCGTGTCGTATTTAAAAGAAAACCATCCAGACATTGTGAAAGCGATTCAGGATGAAACAGTGGCTAGTTGCGAAGCAGATTTTGCTGATCGCTTAAGTGTCACGGCCACTGAAGCAGAAAAACTTACCATCAGCGCGGTTGAATCAGAGCGGGCTCGCATCGGTGCCATTGTGGGTGCCGATGAAGCTAAAGGTCGAGAAGAGTTAGCCAAGCATTTGGCGTTCTCCACCGAGATGAGTGCCGAGATGGCGCTAGCTACGTTGAAAGCATCTCCTGCTAAAAGTGCTAAAGCTACAGGGGCTGGTTTTGAACAAGCCATGGCTGACATGGCTAATCCTGATATCGAACCAGATGATGGTGATAGTGAAGAAGTAAGCGCCGACATGATTGCCAAGCGCATTGCTCAATTTGGAACTAATTCAGGAGATGCCGTATGAGTGAGTTAAACGTAAAAACACAACCAGGCATCGCCCAGGGGTTTACCAATCAGGGTAAGTACACGCCGGATAATTTGATCGCAGGTGAATACCCACGCGTAGCACGTTATGCATTGGTTAAAGGTGGTCTACCAGTTGGTGCTGTGCTTGGCCAGATCGGCCAAACAGGTGAATTTGTATTAAGCACGACCGCTGCCACTGATGGTTCTGAAAAGCCACAAGCCGTTCTGGCTGAAAGCGTGGCTGAATCAGAAGGCTATGTTCAGGCCCACGTGTATTTGTCTGGTCAGTTCAACGGCCACGCGTTGACCTTTGGTGAAGGCCATACATTGGAGACGGTTACCAAGCAGCTTCGTATGAGTTCCATCTTTATCAGCCACAACCAACCTTAATCGGTTTAAGTACAAACTCTAGGAGAACATTAATGGATATCTTTTCTACCCATGTCCTAAACCGAGTGGTTGAGCACTTGGATCGTCCGGCTTCTTTTTTGCTGGATACATTTTTCCCTTCCATTCAAACGGAAGACAGTGAAGAAATTCACTTCGATATTGATAAATCTAAGCCGCGCCTAGTGCCTTTTGTATCGCCATTGGTACAAGGCAAAGTCGTGGATGCTGAGGGCTTTGAAACCCGAAGCTTTAAGCCTGCTTATGTGAAAGATAAGCGTCGTTTTGACCCTAATGCACCACTTAAGCGCCTGATTGGAGAAACCATTGGTGGCAGTCTAAAACCAATGGATCGTCGCGAGGCTGCCCTTAATAAGGCGCTGACCAATCAGGTTGAGAACCTGACTCGCCGTGAAGAAGTGATGGCTGCAGAAGCACTTCGTACCGGTAAGATCACCGTCACTGGGGAAGATTACCCAACACAGATCATCGATTTTCAGCGCGATGGCAACCTGACTCAGGTTCTAACGGGCGCTGGTCGTTGGGGTGAGTCTGGTGTAAATCCACTGAATGACATTGAAGACTGGGCTGGCCTTGTACAAATGAAGTCTGGCGCAGCTGCTCGTAAAGTCATTATGGATCCACTCGCCTGGCGTGTGTTTAAGTCCAATGACAAGGTAGAGAAGCTTCTGGATCTGCGTCGCGGTACCAGCAACACCTTGGATGTGGATATCTATGTGCGCGGTCAGGGGAATGACAAGGCTCGTTATGCCGGCTCCATTGGCGACTTTGATTTCTGGGTTTATAACGATTCCTATGTGGATGATGATGGTAAATCCCAAAACATGCTGCCGCCATACACAGTACTAATTGCCAGTCAGGGTATGCTGGAAGGTACACGTTGCTATGGTGTGATTCAGGATGAAAAGGCTAACTACCGAGCTAGTCGCTACTTCACCAAGTCCTGGTTGGAAGAGGATCCAGCTGTTCGTTGGTTGCTGATGCAGTCTGCACCGCTGATTGTTCCTTATCGTCCTAATGCGACTTTCTGTGCCACCGTACGTTAAGGAGGCACGGATGAAAGTTATTAGTTTAGTGACCTTGCGTGTTGGCAAGCCCGGAAAGTATCAGTCTGTGAAAGCAGGTGACATTGTGAGCATGGACGATGACGAGGCCAAAGATCTAATTGATCGTGGCTTTGTTACACCGACAAATGATCAAACTTCCGATGATGCTCACCTTGTGGAAGCCATTCTTGATGCTATTACGGATCTTCCTGAAGATGCTTATGGTAAGGATGGTAAGCCTGGTGTGAAAGCCATTGAAACAATCCTTGGTGAAAACATCATGGCAGCTCAACGCGACAAAGCCTGGGATGCCTATCAGCAATTGATTGAAGGTCAGTGATGAGCTCTTTTGAGAGGGCGATTGATAGCCAATTTTCTCATCTAGGCATAAATGCCACTTTCCACGCCCGATCAAATATCGATGTTTCGGTTCTAAAAGACATCAAAATCATTGCCCGTCGGCCAGACGGGTATTTTGATCTTGGTGAAGAATCCATGCATGCGGAGAATCCGCAGATTGAGTTTAGGGTCAGTGAGGTGGCATCACCCTCTAGAGGGGATGAGGTGCATTTAAACGGCAAGGTCTACCGGATCGAGGAAGAGCCACGTTTAGATTTGCACCAGTTGGTTTGGATCGCTAAGGCGTTACCCTTTGATTACTTACGATGAAGCTGACCCTTACGCCTGATAAAGACCTGCACAATTGGGAGCATGAACTGGATCAGGCACAAGGAAAAGTGTTGATCGCGTATTCAAGGGCCCTTAACAAAACAGCACGATGGCTTAGAACTCGCTTAGCCTCTGATACTGCAAAAGAACTCGATATTAAAGTGAGCTTAATTCGCAGTAGTTTAAGGTTGGTGCCGGCAAAGCGTAATCGATTGGAAGTAGTGGTTGGCCTTGACCCTAAATCAGGTGTAGTGAAAGCCGCTAAACTTGGCAGGGCTTTACAAAATAAGCGTGGTGTAAAAGCTGGCAAGCGTCAGTTTGATCATGCCTTTTTGGCTACCATGCCAAACGGTCACACCGGTGTCTTTCGTCGCCGGGGTAAAACGCGTTTCCCGATTCAGGAAGTGCAGATTGTCTTTACCGGTCGGTTAAAAGAGGCCATGGATGACATGATGGATGGACAGGCATTAGCTCAGTTTGATGTGTTCTTTGAGCGGGAACTTAGGTATCTGATTCGGAGTTGAGCATGGATAAGCTTAGTAAAACCTATGACGCCCTGATCGAGGGCTTTAGTCAAAACCCCAATATCCATTACTGCGGCGCTTTACCCAAGCGTCGTGATGAGATTCGCTTACCAGCCATGCTTTTAGATTTAGTGGAACTCTCTCCCGGACAGTCTTCTGGCACGAGCGAACTTGTGTTGATTAGTCACTGGGAAGCGCGAATTCTGCTTCCTGACACCGAGCCCGTGAGTACCCTTTGGCAGATGGTTCAGCAGTGCTTAAGTTGGCTTGAAGCATTTGAGTGGAAGTCTATCGGTGTTGGGGATGCCCAAATAAAACAAGCAGCGCCTGATCACTTTTCACCTGACCTTCAGGGGCATCGTTGTTGGTTGATTGAGTGGACTCACCAATATCGCGTTGGTGAGGATATATGGGCACAAACAGGCATCACACCAAGGATCATTGATCTTGGGTGGCGGGATGATACGGACAGAGAGACGCTTTATATCCATGATGAATCTGCACTTTGAAGTCTCTGAGTTACATCGGCGCTTAGCCAATATGATTATGTTGGGGAAGGTGGTGGATGTGTCATTTGAGACAAGCATTCCTAGAGTCAAAGTGGTCATTGGCAACCTTCAAACCGCATGGCTTCCCATGCTGGTTCAAAGAGCTGGCAACGATCTTAGTTTCTGGTCATTGGAGAAGGGGGAGCAAGTGCTTGTTCTGTCTCCAAGTGGGGAGCTGACTCAAGGTGTGGTGTTAGGGGCTATTAATCAAAAAGAGCGTCCAGCCATTGCCGATCATGCGGATGTGCATCGGACTCTATATGGCGATGGTGCGGTGATTGAATATGATCGCAAAGCGCATTGTTTAAAAGCTGTGTTGCCAGCGGGTGGCAAGGCAGAACTAGTCGTTGATGGTGGG